AGGTATTCACTATTGGGAAGTGGGTTCTACAAACTTAGATCTTATTGAAGGTCAAGCAGATTATGATTTTTTTAGATCAAGCGGTGATGGAACGTCAGCAACAACCACAGATCCTGCTAGTGTGTTTGGTATATCCGACGTCCTTGAGGCACAACTAAGATCTAACAGAACTCAAACAACACAATCAGATAGTCCAATGACAAAAGTAGATAGATCTACATATGCAGGATTTTCAAACAAATTATCTAAAGGAACGCCTAATCAATATTGGGTAGAGAGATTTATAGACAAAGTTACAATACATATATACCCTACACCTGACTCAACAAATGCATCTAAAGATATGCATTTCTTTTTTATAAAAAGAATTCAAGATATTGGTGATTATACAAATGCAACAGATGTGCCGTTTAGATTTGTGCCTTGCATGGTGTCAGGACTTGCATATTACTTATCACAAAAATATCAACCACAACTCATACAAGCTACAAAATTAGCTTATGAAGATGAATTTGCAAGAGCTTTAGCAGAGGATGGATCAGCTTCTAGCACGTACATTACTCCTAAAGCATACTACCCGGGAGCATAATGGCAAAGTACGCAACAGGAAAATATGCAAAAGCAATATCAGATAGATCTGGTATGGAGTTTCCATTTAATGAAATGGTTAGAGAATGGAATGGATCTTTTGTGCATATATCTGAGTTTGAACCAAAACAACCACAATTAGAACCAAAACCCATGAATGGTGATTCAATATCTTTGCGTAATGTTAGACCAGACAGAGTAGAAAGCACAGTTCCATATTCTATACCAGAAAACGGTTTTGAAACTGTTTCTTCAGGTTCAAGAATAATAAATGTAACTGCACCAGGTCACGGTTTAACAAATGGAACAACATACAGATTTAGAGGGTCACCCTTAGCTACAACTGCAGCAGGAGGAACATTTCAATTTGCAAATCCTGCGGACTTTGATGGAATTACAGGAGCTAATATTGCAAAAGCAGCTGGTTATGCAATTACCACAGGTCAATATAAGAATGGTGCAAGAGTCACAACAGATTATTCAACTGCAAATTTTTTTCATTTTACAGTTGATACAGATACTGCTACAATTGGTGAAATTAAAGGAGGAGGACCTGGTTGTTCAGTAGGACCAGTTACATTAAGCGCATGATTAAAAAATTAAAAAATTTTATTTGTAAATTATTTGGTATTAAAAAATGTTCATGTCCTGATAAAGATGAGCATTTAGAATTATATGAAGATATGCCAGAACCAGAAACACCAATACATGTTGAAGAAACTGCAAAACAAAAAAAGATAAGATTAAAACATAAAGGAGATTCTAAATAATGGCTGGATTAAGTGCATCAGGATTAAAAACACAAATAAGAAGTTATACTGAAACTGATTCAACTGTCTTATCAGATAGTGTTTTAGAGAATATTATTTTAAATGCACAATATAGAATCTTTAGAGATGTGCCTATTGATGCAGATAGAAAACAACAATCCGGTAATTTAGTAACTGGTCAAGAGACGATCAACGCTCCAGCAGGAGCTGTTTTTATTAGAGGTATACAGGTTTATGATTCTACTTCAGAAATAACTGGTCCTAACGTGTGGCTAGAAAAAAAAGATATAACATATTTACAAGAATATATATCTTCAACTGCATCAGCTAAAAGAGGTCAACCTAAATATTATGCTATGTTTGGAGGTGGTACAGGAGAGTCTGACACGACATCTGGAAGAATGATGTTTGCACCAGTCCCTGATACGACTTATAAATTTAGAGTGCATTTTAATGCGGCCCCTGCATTATTAGAGGGATCAGATGGAACTAATTACATTAGTCTTAATTTTCCAAATGGACTGTTATATTGCTGCCTGTCGGAGGCATATGGCTTTTTAAAAGGTCCAATAGATATGTTGACACTATACGAAAATAAGTATAAACAGGAAGTACAAAAGTTTGCTAACGAGCAAGTTGGTAGAAGACGAAGAGACGACTACACAGACGGAGCAGTTAGAATACCAATCAACTCAGCAAACCCGTAGGAGATTAATTATGGCAATAACATCGGCAATTTGTAACAGCTTTAAACAAGAGATTTTAGTTGGGACACACAATCTTACTGCATCAAGCGGTAATACTTTTAAAATAGCTTTGTACACAAGTTCTGCTTCACTAGGAGCAAGTACAACTGCGTATTCAACAACAAACGAAATTTCAAACACATCTGGGTCTGCGTATAGCGCAGGAGGGGCTACTTTAACAAGTGTGACTCCAACTTTAGATTCATCAACTGCAGTTTGTGATTTTGCAGATGTAAGTTTTACCAGCGCAACATTTACAGCGAACGGTGCTTTGATATATAATGATACACAATCAGATAAAGCTGTAGCAGTTATCGCTTTTGGTGGTGATAAAACTGTAACTAGTGGAACTTTTACAATTCAATTCCCAACAGCAGATGCATCCAACGCTATAATTAGAATAGCGTAAAGGGGTAACGCGGTATGTCCGTTACTAGAACTTTTACAGTAACGGTAGTTAGTACCGATTCAGGAAATAAATATTTCATTGATGGAGTACAGCAAGCTACAGTAAATTTAGCTGAAGGTTTTACATATAAATTTGATCAATCTGATTCATCAAACAGCAATCACCCATTAAGATTTTCAACAACAAGTGACGGAACGCATAATTCTGGTAGTGAGTATACAACTGGTGTAACTACAAGTGGAACACCCGGTTCATCAGGCGCTTATACACAAATCACAGTAGCTGCTTCGGCACCAACATTATATTATTATTGCACAAACCACTCGGGTATGGGTGGTCAAGCAAATACTGTAGACTCAGACACTTGGGGTGTTTTACCTTGGAACCAAAATAGTTGGGGACAACAAGATGCAATTAATGTTTCAGTTACGGGAGTATCTGCTAGTTCATCTATTGGATCTGTATCTGTATCAACAGAAATAAATGCTGGTTGGGGTAGATTACCATGGAATGAAAATGCTTGGGGTATTGCTGGTGACGTATTATTAGATGGTCAACAAGCAACAGCAAGTGTAGGATCAATATCTCCTGCAGATGTAATGGGATTAACAGGTGTTTCTTCAACAACAAGTGTTGGATCACCAACAATTTTAGGAGATGTAACAGTATCATTAACAGGTGTGTCCGCAACAACTTCCGTGGGATCAGTCACTGTTGCAGATGTAATGAGATTAACAGGAGTTTCTGCAACATCTTCTGTAGGATCAATTTCTCCTGCGGATGTGATGGGAGTAACAGGAGTTTCTGCAACAACGTCGATTGGAACTCTTTCTATAAATAGTAATCCAACCGTAAATGTATCTGGAGTATCAGCTACATCTTCAGTGGGTTCTTTAACTGTTACGGATGTTATAGGACTAACTGGTGTATCAGCTACATCTGCCGTAGGTTCTTTAACCCCTGCAGATGTTATGGGATTAACTGGTGTTTCAGCAACAGCTTCGGTTGCTGGTTTTGGCACTGCTACTGGTTTTGGTATTCAAGCATATCAGGCTATTGACACCGGTTCTAATACAAGTTATACAGACGTAGCAGCGTAATAGGAGATAAAAATTATGGCATCAACTTATACACCCCTAGGGATAGAACTTCAGGCAACTGGTGAAAATGCCGGTACATGGGGAACAAAAACTAATACTAATTTACAAATTATAGAACAAATTTCAGGTGGATTTACTCAACAATCAATAGCAGGTGGTGCACAGACTACAACTTTATCTGTTTCTGATGGATCAACTGGAGCAGTTTTATCTCACAGAATGATTGAGTTTACAGGTACAATTACAGGAAATCAAGTTGTAACCATACCTTTAGATGTTCAAACTTTTTATATTTTAAGAAATTCAACATCAGGTTCTTACACTGTACAATTTAAATATGTTTCTGGTTCAGGAGACTCGTTTACTTTTTCTGCTACAGATAAAGGTGATCAACTAATATTTGCATCAGCAAATGATGGAACAAACCCTGATATTATTACACTAGCTTTTGGAGATGGTGATGTCACAACGACTGGAACACAGACATTAACAAATAAAACTTTAACATCTCCAAAAATAGGCACATCAATTTTAGACACAAATGGCAATGAATTATTTCTATTGACTGCTACAAGTTCAGCTGTTAATGAGTTAACATTTGCTAACGCAGCCACTGGAAATGCACCTGCCTTTACGGCATCTGGAGGAGATAGTAATATAAACATTAATTTAGTGCCAAAAGGAACTGGTGTAGTTCAACAAAATGGTGCAACATTAGCAACAATGGGAAAAGCTATTGCAATGGCACTAGTTTTCGGTTAAAAGGAAGAATAGGAGTTAAAATATGGCAGCACCAAATTTAGTAAACGTAGCAACGATAACAGCGAAATCTGTTCAAGCAGCATTAAGCACGACTTTAACAACTGAAATATTAGCAAACGCTTCCTCTTCAGGAAAAGTTTTTAAAATTAATAACATCATCATAGCTAATATTGATGGTACAAACGCAGCTGATGCATCTGTATTTATAACAAAATCAGGTGGATCACCAATTGCAATCGCTTCAACTATTTCAGTTCCAGCTGATGCAACATTAGTTGTGATAAATAAAGATACAGCTTTATATTTAGAAGAAGGCGATAACATAGAAGCAGGAGCAGGTGCAGCTAGTGATTTGACTATCACTATTAACTACGAAGAATTAAGTTAATAAGGAGTAATTAAGGATGGCTCACTTTGCAGAAATAAGATCAGAGGACAACAGAGTACTAAGAGTTGTAGTTATTAATAACGACGACGTTGCTAATAACGGTGGTGATTATAGTTCTGAAGCTGAAACTTGGGTCGCTAATAATACTCCAAACGATGAAACATTAGGATTAGATCCTTATCCGACAACATATTGGAAACAAACTTCTTACAATACTAGAGGCGGTGTTCACTACCAAGAAGACGGAAGTGAATCAGCCGATCAATCAAAAGCTAAAAGACTTAATTATGCAGGTAGACATTCAGTCTATGATGTTGAGGGTGATTATTTTTATAATATGAAACCTTATGAGTCTTGGACATGGAATAGTGAAATTAAAGATTGGCGAGCACCAGTTGAGATGCCAACAGATAGAATCGTTAAATGGAATGAAACCGATCAACAATGGGAGGACTTTTAATTATGTCAAACGGTGGAGTTATAGGACCAGCAAACAATCCTCAAAATATTACAGTATCAGCGCCAGGTAGTGCTGTTACATTTACTTCTGGCGGAACTTTTAATCCTTTTTCAGCACCAGCTGCCGCAAATGATTTTAGAACAGCAGACGTTTTAGTTCTTGCTGGCGGCCGTGGCGGAGGAACGCAAGGAGGTGGCGGAGGAGCAGGATTCTATCAATACTCTCCTGCAGCATCAATACCTGGATCACCTGCACCGGTTAGTATTGGTGGAGGAGGACAAGGAGCTCCTGGACCAGGAGATCCAGCAGCGGACAATGGAGCAGCTAGTAGCGCCGGTTTCTCATCACCAGTTGCAGCGCCAACTGGAACTTTCCCACCTTACCAATCAGATGGTACAGGAACTTACGGTGGTATTGGACCAAGTGGCCCAGTACCTAGTACACTTTCTGGCGGTGGCGGAGCAGGTGCGGATGCTACTCACTCACCAGCAGGGCGAGGTGGACAAGGAAAACAATCTTCACCAGTTGATGGATCGACTTACCGAGGCGGTGGCGGAGGTGGTTGCGGCTTTCCCGGCCAACCAGCGGGCCCTGGTAGAGATGGTGGCGGAAGTGGAACAAATTCACTTGGTGGATCAGGAAGTTCTGCATCGGCAAATTATGGAGCTGGAGGCGGCGGAGGCGGACTTGGCTATGGACCAGGTGGAAATGGCTCATCAGGATATGTTGCTATATTAGAAAAAGATATCTCTGTTAAAAGTGCTTCAGGAGTATGGCAAATAACTGAACAATTTGATGCTCAAAAAGCAGGAGATTGGCCAACTACTTAATATTTTGTGAGCTTTCAAGTTATTGAAAATTTTTTACCTCAAGATATAGCTGATTTCATAGAAAAAGAAATGGTTTGTGATACCTTTCCTTGGTATTATTCTGATACAGTAAACACTCCAGAGGACGATGATAAATTTTTCTTTTCTCATTCTATAATTTATGAAGGTGAATTAAACTCTAGATTTTATGACAGCATAGCTCTTCCAATAGTAAGCAAACTACGGGCAAATAAAATATTTAGAGTTAAATGTAATCTATACCCTAGACAAAATAAAAGTGATAAAAAAGGGTTTCATACCGATATGAAAGAAGAACATAAAGTTTTATTGTATTATGTAAACACTAATGATGGGTTTACTTTATTTGAAAACGGTGATAAAGTGCCTTCAATTAAAAATACTGCTTTATTATTTAATGGTAATTTAAAACATATGGCAGTATTACAGACAGACAAAAAAGCAAGAATAAATATAAATATTAATTACATATGAGACTAATTCAACCTTTTCAATACATAGTTGGAGTAACAAGTTTAGAAGATGTTGATTGTGATCAATTTAATAAATTTGCAAAAGAAATATTTGAAAAAAACCCTTCTGTTATTAGTAGTAACTCTGGGGGTTATCAAAGTCCTGATTTATTAAGTATACCTCAAATACAAGAACTATCAGAAAGGTTGCAAAAAGCTATAAGATCCTACACTGGGTATTTTCAATTTAAAAATAAACTTAAAGTAACTAATTTATGGTTAAATGTGAACAGCACAAAAGATAGTAATGTTTTACACGATCACCCACAATGTAAACTATCTGGTGTATTCTATACAAACGCCCCTGAAAATTGTGGAGATTTAATTTTTTCAAACCCTTCTGAAACTCAACATTTTTTTAAAGATGAAGATTTAATAGAATTCAATGACTTTAATTGTGGTAAACATACAATAAAACCCGCTAATAAAATGGTGGTTATTTTTCCCTCTTATTTAAAACATGAAGTAGGACCAAATTTAAATAAAAATAAAAGAATATCTTTCTCTTTTAATTTAAATTAATGAATATCTTATCGATATACGCTTCACATGATGGATCTGTAACATACGTAAAAAACAATGAAATCGTATTTCATACACAAATAGATCGATATAATCGTTTTAAACATTACTCTTTTCCAGTTAAAAATTTAATTCAAGAATTAGAAAAATTAGAAATAGATAAAATAATTATATCTCACTCTCATCATAATGCGATGGGTATGTGGGATGATTTAATTAATAATAGTAACAAGTTAAAAAACATAGAGATTCACTACTATGGTGAAGAACATCATCATTTATTTCATGCTTATTGTGCTTTAACTTGGAATAAAAATATAAAAAATATTTTAGTTTGTGATGGAACAGGATCTAAATATAAAGAAATAATAGAAAGAGAAAGTCTGTTTAACTTTGGTAAAAGAATAAGAACAGAATCAAATAAAATAGGTCTTGCCTATGAACATTTTACGGGATGTTTTTTTGAACATCCATTAGAATGTGGAAAAACCATGGCATGGAGTTTACATGACAGCAGACCAAAAGTAATACAACTTAAGTTTGAGCACGATATGAATCTGTTAATTAACAAATGGAATATAACAGAGTCAGTTTTGTTTACGGGAGGTTGTGCTCAAAACGTTTTATATAATTCAAAACTAATACCTAAGTTTGGTACAGTATTTTGTGACCCATTTAATGGAGACTTTGGATTAAGTTTAGGAGCAGCTAATTATTTTTTAGATAATAAAATAATAAACAAAGAAATATATTTGGGAATACCACAAGAAATAGATACAAGTGTTTTTTTAAAATACAAAATTATAGATGCAGGTCCAGACGAAATATCAAAAATTTTATTAGAAGAACCTGTAGCCATATTTCAATCTAGAAGCGAACAAGGGCAAAGAGGTTTGGGTAATCGATCTTTGCTTATGAGTCCTCTACACAAACAAGCTCACGATAAATTAAACGAGATAAAAAAAAGAGAGTGGTTTAGACCTTTTGCTTGTTCTATACTAGAAGAAAAAGCAGATGAATGGTTTGATATGACAATAAAAAACTCTCCACATATGATGTATGTTTTTAACTTAAAAAAACAAAAAGAAGGTATTTTAAAAGCAGGTTTGGCGATAGACAAAAAGTCTAGAATACAAACGGTTGCAAAACAAGATAACTTGTATTACTATAATTTATTAAAATCGTTTGAAAAACTAACAAACATTCCAGTTTTATTAAACACCAGTTTAAATTTACCTGGGGAAGTTTTGGTAGAAACAATAGAAGATATGAAAGAATTTTTTATAAAAAGCAATTTAAACTATATTTATTTTCCAGAGGTAAATAAATTAATAAAGAAATGAATTTAAAATATTTTTATTATTGTTATCCTAATGGAGTTCCCGATCATATCTGTGATGAGATTATAAAATTTGCAAAAAGCAAAGATGACACTGTAGCTAGAACAGGTTGGCAAGGAGACACCAAAAAAAAATTAAAAGATTTTACTGAAAAAGAAATAAAAGATTTAAAAGCTTTAAGAAACTCAAACATAGTTTGGTTAAACGAAACTTGGATTTATAGACACGTTCAACCTTTTGTCCACATGGCAAACGTTGAAGCAGAGTGGAACTATGATTGGGATTGGTCTGAAGAAATACAATTTACAAAATATAAAGAGGGTCAGTTTTATGATTGGCATATGGATTCTTTTGATAGGCCATATAATAAACCTAACGAACAAAATAGTCACGGTAAGATAAGAAAACTTTCAGTAACGGTGCAACTATCTAACGGAGACGACTACGAAGGAGGAGAATTAGAATTTCAGCCTAGACTATCTGATAAATCTCCTTTAGAAACATTTATACCTGAAAAATCTTTTGAAAAAGGAACTGTGATTGTTTTTCCATCTCACATACATCATAGGGTACGACCTGTTACAAAAGGAGTTAGGTATTCTTTAGTGATGTGGAATTTAGGTAAACCATTTAAATAGGAGAAAATATGTTTAAAGAAAAAAATTATGTAGTTATTAAAAATGCAATATCTAAAGATAAAGCTGATTTTTTATTTAGATATTTTAAATTAAAAAGAGAAGTTGCAAAAACAATGTTTGCAAGAAAGTGGTTGTCTCCTTATTCAACAGAATGGGGACAATGGAATTGTCCACAAATTCCTAACACTTATGTTATGTATGGAGATGTAGCTTTTGATTGTTTACTAGAAGAACTAAGATCTGTTGTATCAAAATATACTGAATTAGATCTTGTAGAACAATACAGTTTTGCAAGGCTGTATAAAAAAGGCGATGAATTAAAAAGACATAAAGATAGGTATTCATGTGAAATATCTACAACATTAAATTTAGGTGGTGATCTTTGGCCTATCTTTATTGAACCCGATTCAACAAAAGGCATAAAGGATCCAAATGGTTATAAATCAGAGTTCACTAAAGGAGTACAAATAGATCTAGAACCTGGAGACATGGTTGTTTATAATGGTGTTGACTTAGAACATTGGCGAGAACCGTTTGACGGGGAGATATGTGGGCAAGTATTTTTTCATTATAATACTTCAGATCATGCACAAGAACATGATAATAGATATGATGGAAGACCACATTTAGGATTACCTGATAATTTTGTTAATAAAAGATTATACAAATTTCCAGATGGTAAAGTTAAAGAATTAGATAATGAAGAGCTAAAAAAAATTAGACATGATGATAATAAAAGACAAATGGAAGCAAATAAAAAGTGAGGATAATAAAACTTTTTCCAAAAACAATCTACATAAATACAATAGAAGAAGACACTGTTCTTGATATTAATCGTATACTAGGTCTACAAAAAACTTTACCCTCATCACAATATTACGTGGAAAGACATAAAGACGATCTAAACAGAATGAATACTACTTCTGTGGATAAACAGCTACTAAAAAATTTTCCAAACTTAACTAAGTTAATTATGAAAGAGTTTAATTATTTTAAAAATGAAATATTAAAATATACTTATAATGATTTTAAAATAACCACGTCTTGGCTATCCAAAAGCGTAAAAGGACAATCTTCACATTTTCATAATCATCACAATTGTATGTATAGTGGAGTATATTATCCTCAAATTGATAAAGATTGTGGTGGTATTTCTTTTGAAGATTTTTCAGATAAAAGATTTGTTCTAAAAGTAGAAAGCGATAATGAGTACAATATGAATGAAATTACTATTAATCCAAAGGTAAATACGGTAATATTTTTTCCTAGCGAATTGCACCATAAAGTGCTATTAAATCATAATGCAAATATAATAAGGTATTGCATAGCCTTTAACTTAATTCCTGTGGGAGATTTAGGTCAAGACGATTCGTTTGCCAAACTTTCATAGGTCTGATAAAACGACTTATTATGTTACAAAAAATAGGATTTCAGCCAGGTATCAATAAACAAATCTCAGAAACCACAGCAGAGGGTCAATGGGTAGATTGTGATAATGTAAGATTTAGGTATGGAACACCTGAAAAAATGGGTGGGTGGAATCAATTAGGTACCGTAAATCAAAACGAATTAACAGGTGCAGGCAGAGGACTTCATCATTTTGTTAGTTCAACATCTATTAAATTCTCTATTATAGGGACTAATAGAATATTATATGCATTTTCTGGAGGTGTATTTTATGACATTCACCCCATTCAAACAACAACAACTTTAACTAATGCTTTCACCACGTCAAATGGATCACCTACTGTAACACTAACTTTTGCTAGTGCACACAACATGACACCTGGAGATATCATGTTATTAGATAGTTTTACTACGATAACTAATTCTGATTTTGGTGCATCTGATTTTGATGATAAAAAATTTATGGTGGTTACAACACCAACAAATACAACTCTTACAATTACAATGCCATCAAACGAAACAGGGTCTGGTGCAACAACATCTGGTGGAATTAGAGTTCAAAAATATTATACAGTTGGACCAGCCGTACAAGCAAAAGGTTTTGGTTGGTCACTAGGATCTTGGGGTGGTGAAGATACATCAGCAGTAACAACAACTTTAAACGGTGCATTATTAAATGATACTGCAGGAACAGGTGGATCGGGAACTTCTATAACTTTAGCAGATGCTTCACAGTTTCCAAGTTCAGGAACTAACTTTATACAAGTTGGCACTGAAGAGATTTCTTATACAGGTGTCTCTGGAAATAATTTAACAGGTATCACTAGAGCAGTAAGAAACTCTACAAGAGCTGCACACTCTGATGGAGCTACAGTAACCAACTCATCAGATTATGTAGCATGGGGTGAAGCCGCATCTGGTGACTTAGTATTAGAACCTGGTATGTGGTCACTTGATAATTTTGGTGATAAAGCAATTTGTTTAATTCATGATGGACCTTGTTTTGAATGGGACTCTTCTCTATCAAATGCAACATCAACAAGAGCAACAATTATATCTGGTGCACCAACTGCATCAAGACACATGGTTGTTTCTACGCCAGATCGTCACTTAGTTTTTTACGGAACAGAAACAACTATTGGTTCACCAGGCACACAAGATGATATGTTTATTAGATTCTCTGATCAGGAGGATATAAATACATATACACCCACAGCAACCAATACAGCTGGTACACAAAGACTGGCTGACGGATCACAGATCAGAGGAGCGATCAGAGGTCGTGATGCAATCTATGTTTGGACTGACACAGCATTATTTACTCAACGTTTTGTTGGTCAACCATTTACTTTTGCGTTTGCACAAGTTGGAACCAACTGTGGACTTGCAGGGCAAAATGCATGTGTAGAAGTTGATGGTGCTGCGTATTGGATGTCAGAGAATGGTTTTTTTAGATACGCAGGTAAACTAGAATCATTACCATGTTTAGTAGAAGATTTTGTGTATGACAATGTAAATCTAGATTCTGGTAATCAAATGATATCTGCAGGTTTAAATAATTTGTTTGGTGAAGTTATTTGGTTCTATCCAACAACAGGATCATCAGTTGTAAATAGAATGGTTGCATATAATTATTTTGATTCATCACCACAAAGACCAGTGTGGACAGTTGGAAGTTTAGCTAGAACAATGTGGAGAGACTCTGCTGTATTTGGTTTACCTCATGCATTATCTTATGACGCAGAAACAGATACTTCTTTTGATGTTATAGGAAACACCGAAGGAAGAACAGCATACTATGAACATGAAACAGGGACCGATGAAAATAGAAATGGAACTATCACTGCTATAGCAGCAAGTATAGAGTCAGGTGATTTTGATATTACACAACAAAGAGCTAGAGGACAACAGACAGGCACTGCAACATTTAGAGGAGATGGTGAGTTTATAATGAAGATAAGAAGATTTATTCCTGACTTTATAGCTCAAACAGGAACGACTAGAGTTACATTAGAATTAAGAAATTTTCCAAATGATGCACAAGCAAGTTCAGCACTAGGACCATTTGATATTACATCAAGCACACAAAAAGTAGATACACGTGCAAGAGCTAGAGCTGTTGCGTTAAAAATAGAAAATACAGGATCTAGTCAAAATTGGAAATTAGGAACTTTTAGATTAGACATACAACCAGACGGACGTAGATAATGGCAAAGATAGTGCAAGTATTAACAAGAGCAAGTAAAGAGTATGATTTAGAAACAGCTGAATCACAAGTAAGAGATCTTGATGCAATTGTAGAAAAATTAAATACAACGTTTCAAGAAGAATTAAAAGATGAGGTAGAAGCATTTAACTTCTTTATTAATTAATGGCTAATAGTTTTATAAATAAAAAAGTAGATTTAACGACAACAGATTTAACTACACTATATACAGTGCCTAGTTTTAAAACAGCTGTTGTAAAATCTATTTTAGTTTCTAATGATGCAGGATCTGGTTGCAATATAGATGTTACTTTAGTAGATGCTAGTAGTAATATATTTAGTTTATTTAAAACAAAGACTATAGCAACAATTACAACAACAGAACTTTTAACCAATCCTCTAGTAATGGAGGAGGGGGAAGCATTAAAAGTACAAGCTTCTGACGCGAACGAGCTGCACGTCATAGCTTCAATACTAGAAATACAGCCGCGAGAGGTAACAACATAATGAAGGAAATATACCCAACTAAGGTGATAGAAAAAATTAAAAACAAAAAAACAGGCGAAGAATACAAGGATGATGCTGAATGGAAAGCAAAAGGAGTGCCAGTAGAGGACATTCAAAAAGATGTTACAGTGGTAATGCCTAGCCTTGATTTATTCGGAGAAACAAAATAAGATAGATAGATGGCCATATCAAACGCACAACAAGCAAAACAATTATTACAAGACGGCGGTATGCTAGTCAAACCAGGATTTGGTGGGACTAGACAAGGATATCGTGGTGATGCTGCAGCTGCATCGGGTGCACCAGGAATGGCAGACCCTGGACCAGCAGGAGATGTTGGAGATGGACCAGCAACAGGTGCTCAATTTGGTAGTGATAAACTTGCCACTGAAAAACAAGATTTTTTTACACAATCGTATACAGGACCTGAAGTATTAGGCGGTCTATTTGGAGGTTATAGAGATACTGTTGTTCCTGATACAACTGCATTTGGAAATAGAAGTAGATTAGGCTCCTTAGCAAAAACTGCTTTCGGTGCCTTAGTAGGTATTCCTGGTTTAGGTTTTTTAAGGGATATAAAAGTTAATCCAACCACTACTACTGATGATGACGACGATAGTGATCAACGTGAGGGTGGAGATGATAGACCTTATTTTCAAAGACTTGGTTTTCCAACAGAGGCAGCATACTTAGCATCTTTAAGGCAACCTGTGCCTATGTCAGGAGTTCCAGCAGCAACGACACCTACACAAACTATGGATTTAAATAGAATAGCTTACAGACTTATGGCTGATGGTGGTTTTATAGACGAGGAAGATGAACCAAGACAAGCTTACGGTCTAGGTAGTATTGTTAGAAAAATTACAAGACCAATAAAAAAAGTTGTAAAGAAAGCAACTAAAACGGTTAAAAAAGTTACAAAGAGTCCTTTGGGTAGATTAGCTATAGCGATCGCAGCACCTTACGCACTTGGTCCTGCTTTTGGTACTGGTGTCATGGGAAGTTTATCTGCTGCACAAAAAGCAGCATTAATATCTGGTGCAACAACAGGTATCACGCAACTTGCATCAGGTGAAGATTTAGATTTAAAAGATATCGCAGTATCAGCAGCAATAGGTGGAACGAGTGCAAAATTCTTTCCTCCAGGTGGAGCAAAACCAGGAGTTGATGGAAAATCGGTTGCTGCAAGTCGAGCTTCTTCACCAAATTTATTTGAT